CTCAACCAGTATTTCCAAAAAATGGCCCACACAAAGATTTACTTGATTTAACTCTTCGCACAGCCCTAGAACCGGTTGAGGTGGCCTTTGTCTCAGATATTAAATCATTTAAAAACAAAGCTGCACTACTTGACGCATCCCAAGTTATGCCCAATCCAGAAAATAAAGAGGCACCAATTGAAATTAATAAAGGTGAATTTGATTTTGCAGCTTTGAAAATAAAACCAACATATGCTGATGTATTAATGGCGCAAATCCACACTGTAAAGTTAGACCAACCAACGTTGGTCACAAATGAAAACGATTTTGTTTCTACATACGAAATTACGCGTGGAGAAGCTGAAAACGTAACTAAAACGGTTAACAAAGTGATACCATTAGCTAATGGCAATAGTTTGTTTTTTGTACAAAACGATATTAACGAAGAATCTATAGATTTGGTCATGGCGTGCGAAATTAGCCCAACAGACGGTATTGTCTTCACTCGCTATGGAATTGTCGCACAAGAATTGCTTGAAAAAGCAGAATTAGATATCCAAGCCGGGATAGTTTCCCCCAATAATGATTATTTAGACAAATATAGAAATACGCTTTGGGGCTCATTCGGGGATTTACATACTCTTCCTAGTAATATTATTAGAGAGTTACACACAGCGCTCCAAAGAAACATTCATGGCGTATTATTGCAACACAATATAGGTGTTATCAGTGGTCCTGCGTTTTTGCAGATGGTAGAACTTTTAATTCCAAAAACAGTTTGGGATAAAGAATGTAATTTAGATCCAAAAGCTGGTCGAATCGACCACACACCACTTCTTGTTCAAAAGGCTGTAACCGACAGCCTTGCTGAAATTTGTCCGAACCCTGCTTTTGCTACACCAGAAAACAATGATTTTGAAAACTCAGTAGAACAAAAATATGTTGATATTATGATTCGTCTATACATTGTAGATTTTGTTTTCAGAACTCTACCAATTATTAAATTTGCTTATTCTAGAGATATGTTCGACAACGACTACGTTGCCGCAGCGATTACCGGGTATATGCGTACAGACCTTATTAATCGATCCAAAAAGAAAGTTTTTACCGGCAAGGGTGAATTAAGTAAAAAAACATATTTTACAGAAGTAGTTCGAATTCTTCGTACTGATGAAGATGAGTCTGAAGATTCAATTGAGATTTTGACTAGACGTGTTAGAAAAGAATTAGCCACAATTAATGATAAGTTTATTGATATAGCTGAATTAGTTTTTGAAGATGATCCTGTGGCAATAGATTTTAACCATTCGGTGTTGGAACAGTTTGACAACATTCCAATTATTACAGACAATACTGAAGGTTATTTTTATGATTATAAAAACGCAACAGTACCCGGGTTTTTCGGAGAAACGACTGGAGAAACGAGAATTAAAACAAGTAAGGCAATCAACCTGTATAAAACTTCGGTTGGTAACACTGGTTTAGAAATTGATGAGTATGATTGGTTCCACAAAGGTTTGAAAGACAGTCTTAATGTACAAGAACCATACAAATATTATGAGAAATTTAGTAATTTGTTCTTGGGTGCGTCTTTTGCGTATCAATATTTTACACAAACAATCGATAATGATGGCAATATTATGGTATATCCATATGGAATCAACACAGATACATTCGATCCTGCGCTGACAATATCTTATGGAAGCAGACTAGTGATGGTGGTTTTAGATGACCACGCATCCAATTCTACAAAAATCTTTATGGACGCAGCCAAAACAGCCACATCACCAGAATTAAAACTTTACACAGTTAACGATTTAAATGCCGCCCAAAAAGCAAAGTTAACAACGTCAGAGTTTTCCGCTGTTGATGTTAATAATGACGGGCCGGTTTTCTTACAACCATTGTTCGAATATACACAACCCAACAAACCGGCAGAAAAAGAAGAATTATTAACTCAACTAATCGACACACCGGGTTTTTCGGAATATTTCTTGGATTATAAACACATTGATTTGGAATTGTTTTGGTTTATGCATCTTTTGAATGTACATGAGTATGTTGGTGACGCCATGCCGTTATATGATAAGGTGTTTAATAATACTAAAGGCCTTTTGATGGAAAGCTTTTTCTCTGTAATACATTCCTCAGAGATTAGGAGTGACTTGGACGCGGGTGAGTCTTTATTAACCAAGCTGCAGGCTGCAGAGAATGATGTAACGAATTTTGTACACGGTCTTAAACCAGATCTGCAAAGTATGTACGAAGAAACACCATTTTTGTTAATGAAGGGTGTTGCCGATTTAATTGATCCATTTTGGGAAGTTTTCCCAGCAACAATATTTGGTTTAGTAGCTAAAGCTTTGGATAACGATTTTAACAACAAAACACCAGAAGAACAACAAGCATTAGATGACAAAAAGAAAGATCTTAATTGTCCCGAAGAAACTAATTAAGTAAGAATGAGCGGATTATCAGTTAAATTACCAATTCAGATCGATTCAAATGACGGATACTCGTTAAATAAGAACTTCGTTGCGTTGATCAGACAAAATTTTAGAATGTTACTTCTTACCGTGCCCGGGGAACGTATTATGAACCCGGATTTTGGTGTGGGATTAAAACGTTATTTGTTTGAGCAAGATACAGACTCGTTAAAAGCAGAAATTTCTGGTAGAATTAATAGTCAGGTTTCCAAGTACATGGATTATATCGATGTTTTGAACATTAATATCGATACAGGCGATCCATCGATAAACGACACCGAATCGTATATATACTATATATCAATTCGGTTTTATGTCAAACCTCTTAATATTACAGAAATTTTAAATTTGGAGATTAGCTAATGGACAAAAAATTAGTCCCGATTAAATATACTAGTAGAGATTTTAATGCTATTAAACAAGATTTAGTAGAGTACGCCAAGCGTTATTACCCGGATTCTTATAAAGATTTTTCTGAGGCAGGCTTCGGCGCATTGATGACAGACATGGTAGCCTATGTGGGCGATATCCTATCTTTTTACATGGATTATCAAACAAACGAAAGTTATCTAGATACCAGCGTCGAATATAATAACATCGTGCGCCACGGCGAATCACTGGGTCACAAATTTACCACAAACCCTTCGTCACACGGAATTGTTGATATCTATGTATTAATTCCAGCCAATGCAAATGGAATTGGTGTTGATATTGATTATTACCCAATAATGAGAAAGGGTAGCACCTTCCGAACTAGTACTGGAAACAGTTTTGTTTTGTTAAACGATATTGATTTCAACGCAGTCGGCGTCGAGACAACTGTTGCGCGAGTATCTACCACAACCGGCGCACCAACCTATTATGCTCTCCGAGCCAAAGGTGTGGTTGTATCCGGCGCAGTTGCTAGAGCTTCAATCACAGTTGGTGATTTCGAACGGTTCAAAAAAGTAAGAGTTCCCGGTAGTAATATTGCCGAAATCCTATCTGTCTCTGATTCTGATGGCCGTGACTATTTTGAAGTAAGATATTTATCGCAAGATGTTGTGTACGTGCCCGCAGTAAATCGCGGCGCAGATAAATCAACAGTTACTTCGGTACTTAAACCAGTTGTTGTACCTCGTAGGTTTGTAGTAAAACGTGAGCTGGGAGATTTATATTTACAGTTTGGTCACGGATCGGAAGCCAGTCTGACAACAGACACCATTAAAGATCCATCAGAAGTTGTGTTGCAAAAACATGGAAAAAATTATGTTACAGATGCAGAGTTTGACCCGTGGAATTTGTTATCGACAGAACAATTGGGTATAAGTCCATCTAGTACGACATTGGAAATTGCTTATAGAGTTAACACTAGTGGTAATGTAAACGCCGCAGCCGGAAGTATTAACTCGGTATCCGATGCCAAACTAGATTTTCCCGCAGCCGTAGAAGGCGCGGTACTCGCCCCGGGACACATTTCTATAATAATTAACTCAATTGAGGTTTCTAACGTAGACCCGGTTTTGGGAGATATAAGTTTACCGACACCCCAAGAGTTAAAATTCAGAATTCAGAATTCTTTTGCCGCTCAAAGTCGAGCCGTTACAGATAAAGACTATGAAAGTGTAATCTATAATATGCCGCCCGAATACGGCGCTGTCAAACGCGTAAAGATTGTACAGGATAAAGATTCGTTCAAACGTAACTTAAATATTTACATATTATCTGAAAATTTTGACACTACTTTTGCAACGTCAACAAGTACTTTGAAAAACAATTTAAAAGTTTGGCTCGCACAGTATAAAATGATAAATGATACAATCGACATACTCGACGGCCACATAATTAATTTGGGTGTTGAATTCGAACTAATCGCTAAAGAGAACAATAACAAACATAGAGTACACAATTTGGCAATCGCGACATTAAAAAACAAATTAGCTCAAAAAATGTATATTGGTGAACCACTGGTTATAACAGATATATACCAAGCGCTGAATCGAGTAGATGGGGTTTCTGATACAACAAAAGTACGAATCTTTAAAAAGGATGGGACAAGTTATTCTTCAAACCTTTTCGATGTTGACAGTAATTTTACTAGTGATGGACGTATGCTTCAGTGTCCCAAAAACGCCGTGTTTGAATTTAAATTTCCAGATGCAGATATCATAGGGGCAGTAAAATAATGGCTATTAAAAGATACGTAGCGAATAAAGACACAACAATAACAAATGCCTATAAACCCGGAATGTTGGTCCGAGGAACTGGTTCTAATATGGGTTTGGCAGACTCTATGGAAATATTTTCTATTTATGGCCAGCAATCAGCTACCTCATCAGAACTTTCTAGAGGATTAATTCAATTCCAAGATAATGAAATTCAAACAGATCGAACTGCTGGAGATATCCCAGCGTCAGGCAGCGTAAACTTTTATCTTCGTCTTTTTAACGCAAAACACCCATTTACATTGCCCAAAAGTTATACTTTGGGTGTACACCCGGTTAACGCTAGTTGGGAAGAAGGCCATGGCGTCGATGTTGATGGATATACTCATCTTACATACGACACAGAAGGAGCTAGTTGGCTTCGCCGCCAAGCATCCACTTCATGGACAGACATTGGTGGAGATTACGATCACAATAGAGAGTTATTTGATACATTTGATACCGGTGAAGAAGATTTAGAAATTGATATTACAGAATGGGTAGAAGAGTGGTTAACTGGATCGATAGCTAACAACGGATTACTTCTTAAACTGTCAGGCAGTCAAGAAGCCGCTTATACCGGTTCTGCAGACGGACTTCAAATTATAAACACCACCGGTTCTGTCACAAACTATTATACTAAAAAGTTCTTTTCCCGGGGCACCGAGTTTTGGTTTAAACGACCCGTAATTGAAGCCCGATGGGATTCGACAGTATTAGACGACCGGGGTAATTTTTATAGCAGTCATTCAGCCGCGCCTGCATCCTACAACGATAATACAATTTACATGTATAACTATTTTGGGAACTCACTGGTTAATATTCCAGACATTGGTACTGGTGCAATTTATGTAAGACTTTATGTTGCAGAAGAAAATGGAGCCAGTTTGACCACAATGGTAACCGGTGGGTATGTTTCTACCGGCATTTACTCTGCTACTTTAGCTTTGGCAGCAACAGCTAGTCAAGTATACGACCGGTGGTTTAATTCTGCAGAAACAGTTTGTTATCATACCGGTACGATTGATATTAAATTTGCTAAACCAAGCAACGCTAATCCAGATCGATCATATATAACCAATATTACTAACTTAAAGCCTAATTACCATGCGCACGAAACTGCACGTTTCCGTGTGTACACGCGCAAAAAAGATTGGAACCCGACTCTTTATAAAAAGGCCCGTAATAATGTATCTCGGAACCTTGTTGAAGTTGGTTATTACAGACTTAAACGCGTGATTGACGACTGCACAGTTGTTGCATATGGCACAGGTTCAACGGCTCATACAAAATTGTCATATGATACCAGTGGTAGCTATTTTGATTTTGATATGAAAATGTTAGAACCGGGATACATGTACGAAGTCGATTTTGTGTATGATATTAACGGCAGAAACGAGCAACAACCGGAACGTTTTAAATTTAGAGTAAAAGAGTAAGTTAAATGTCACTAAAGAATTTGTTTTCAAAAAAAGTACTCCCTGCTAGTTCTATCGATGATGTTGGGGACGAAGTTGAATCAAAAAGATTTGTTGACGCCAAAGAACAAAGTTTCGAAGAATATATCCCTCATGTTGATTATTCAAACCCAGCAAACTTTAGTTTTTATGGCTCAGCCCGCCAATATTATGAAGATGCCACTGAGCATATTCTAGTAACATATCCATATGACGGTTCTCGTACAGAAAGACTGGAATGGGAGCTTAGCGCATCCGCATTAGACTTATGGATTCTAGAAAACAAATGGCCAAGAACCGCAGGACACATCCAATTTGGGGCTGGTGTCGGTTGGGGCGATCAAACTTCTATATCTGATGGCTATGGTAATCCAGAAACCAAAGAATATATCTATATTAAAGGTGGTCCGAACGTTGATAATATCTTTGATCAAAGTAATTCTAGAGAATCAAACCTTAAACTTGACGGCGCAACTGGAAATACTGTAGAATTCTGGCTTAAAAAAGATGTAACACTTGAAGGCGGAACAACGAACAGGGAAGTTATATTCGATGTGTATAACACAGGAAGTTCAGAGGGTAATCCTGATTATGGTAGGTTTAGAGTAGAAGTCTCCGGTTCCGTACCGTTTCTAATATCATACGAGTCGGGTAGCGCGGGCTTTGTCGATGCGCAATTGGGCAGCGGTATTGGTGGAAACATGACCGATGGTGAATGGCACCATTATGCCATTGTAGCGTTTAATACAGGCAGCACAGTTGAAACAGTGCTTTACGTAGACGGCGAATACAACGATTCTTTTACTAGTGGATCTGTTGTCAATTATTTAAGTGGAGCCATGGTAGCTACCATCGGCGCATTGGCAGCAGCACCAAGCGGTTCAGCCACACCCGGGTTGGGTTGGGGCAAAATGTCCGGTTCTTTGGACGAGTTCCGATTTTGGACCGCCAAACGAACAGCAAAAGAAATTGGTAGATATTATAGAACGCAGGTCGGCGGCGGCACAAACATTGATGAAGCTAATACCGCGTTGGGTGTATATTACAAATTTAATGAAGGAATAAGCGGGAATAGCACTACCGACGCGGTTGTTTTAGATTATTCTGGTCGCGTTTCAAACGGAGCGTGGACAGGTTATGCAAATGGGTTACGCCACACAGCCAGCGCGATGATCGATTCTCTGGCAGCAGAAAACGAATTCTTAGATCCAATATTACGTTCTACAAACAACGAAGTTGTTACCCTCCGCGCGAACCTATATGAATCTGGAACAGCGCACGACATGCAAAACCCAGCTAGCTTATATGGCTCGGTACCAAGTTGGATTACTGAAGACGAATTCGAATTAGACGGTAAATCACTTAAAAAACTAGTACAAATTATGGCCAGTTATTTCGACACTGCGCAGCTTCAAATACGTGATATGCCTCATTTGAAAAACGCGGATTATTCTACCTCGTCTGCCGCACTATCTCCATTTAACGACCGTAATTTGATGCACCATGGTTTTAATACACAAGAATTGTTTGCAGATTCTACAGCTTTGGAAAGATATCTTAATCGTACAGAAACAGAATTATTTGAGGCGCAATTAGAAGATGCCAAACGTCGTATCTATGAGAATATTTACAACAACCTAACACATATTTATAAATCTAAAGGTACAGACAAAGCTTTTAGAAACTTATTACGTTGTTTCGGTATTAATAGTGATGTAGTTGATTTGGTTATTTATCCCAACAATACAGAATTTCGTATTGAAGATACATATACAACCCACGCACACAAAACAAAGTTTATTAACTTCAACGATGCCGATCGTCATGACTCGACAATTTATCAACAAACATCCAGTGCTGGCGATGCAGACCAAGGAAATTATTTATCTGCCTCGTTTGACGATGCTACTAGTTTCACAGTAGAAACACACATAATCTTTCCCAAAAAGGGCAGTCCTGCTGATACAAATTATTTAGATTACCGCCAGCACACATCTTCTCTTTTTGGCATGCACACAGCCAGAGTAGACGAAGGAGATTTAGAATGGGCCACTAGCGATGATGCGACTTTCCAAGTACATGTTACTAGGGATGTTCTTACACACGACCCAATCTCGGGCCTAGGATTGACGGAGAGGGACGTACGCTTTGTATTTACATCTAGCGTAAACGGAATTCCGACACTTACTAGTGACCTGTTTGCTGAAGTATATGATAATAATCGATGGGCAGTTTCTGTCAGCATGCGTCCTCAAGAATGGCCGTTTGCGGCAGAGGCCAACAACAATACAAATCAACCCTATATTGTAGAATTCTACGGTGTCAATGTAATACAAGACACTGTACAGAACAGTTTCTTTGTAACCGGTTCTGTACCGTATGCGTCAGGCTCAGCCTTTATGACTGCGCACAAACGTTTATATGCAGGCGCGCATTACCAAGACTTTACCGGCAGTTTGATTGACCAAACCGATGTTAAACTTGGACAGGTAGCTGCATGGTTAGATTACATACCAACAGGAACAGTGTTATATCACGCATATAACCCAGCACATTATGGCCGTCGCCAGCCTGATCAAAACGCGTATGTCTATGAAAACACTGGCGATATTTATATTCCACGAAACGACACTATAGCTCTTTTGTGGGATTTTAACAACATTACCGGCTCTGGTGAGAGCAGTGACGGACTCCCAACAACCAGTGATGCTACCTTCGTTGTTGACGACATGATTTCTGGTTCAGTAGCTACCGGCGCGCGTTATGGCTGGGTTGGAGATATTGTGAGTAAACAATACCCGGGTAAGGGAGATTTATTCTTACCAAATGATGATGTTGCCAGCACAGAATATTTGCATGCGTTACGTATGTCGTTTCCGGAAGAATTACAAAACACTAGTTTAATTAAAATCTTAGAACAAGACGATTTAGCTTTTACAAGAGATAGTCTACCAATCAATTACTTCTTTTCTTTAGAAAAAAGCATGCAACGCGTAATTTCACGTGAAATGATGAAGATGTTTGCTACGGTGAAAGACTTTAGTAATCTAATAGGTGAGCCTGTAAACAAATATCGTCATAGCTACAAAGCCATGGAAAAACTTCGTGTCCGCTTCTTCGAAACCGTAAACAACACACCCGATATGGAAACCTTCTTTACATTCTATCGATGGATTGACTCAGCAGTTTCACAAATGGTTACAGAATTAGTACCGGCATCAGCGAGATTTTCTGATAAAATTGGAAATATCATTGAAAGTCACGTATTAGAGCGAAGCAAATATGTGCATAAATTCCCGACTCTAGAACTTAAAACGTCAGATCCTGAAGGTGGTTTGGTCGGTATTAACAGACACTTGTATAATTGGAAAGAAGGCCACGCGCCTTTAAGTGGTGAACAAAACGATAATGGTTATTGGTGGTGGCAGCAAGCTCGCCGTAATAACGAAACTTTTGAAGATACAGCAATTCACCAAGCACATCGAAAACTATATTTTAGTAGTTCTTTAGACGCATTAGAACGAAGTTGGACAACCCCATATAAATATTCTGCAGATGGCGAGACAATGTATAATCTCGTCGGTGGTGTAAATTATCATAGAAACAAAAAACCTAATCTAGTAATCGATGAAGTAAGATCTGGTAAAACACTAACAATTAGCAGCCCCGCATATACGGCAGAACGTTCGGATAATAATGATGAAGATTCTAAACGTGTTGCACCCAACAAAAAGTTTGCTGTACCGGTTAAACCTGATATTTTGGTGGCACAAATTAATCCAACTGGCCATGATGAATATTTACAAGGTAAGCATTTAATATTAGCGCCATTTAAAATTCAACCAATGCTTCAAGCCGACGCTGGCGGATATTCAGAACAAGTAATTTCGGGTTCTTTGGCTCAAGACAGAGAAATAGGACCGTATCAAATACCAAACATTGTTAATCTCCACAACAACGTCGCAGGCCATAATGAAGTACCGATGCAATCTCCGTTTACTAGAGAATATAATGGTGGTTGGACACATAGAAACCAAGATCATGAAACCCGATTAACCGTAGTTTCAGGTGATCCATTAGACGGTAGAATAGAAGCGTGGCATTTAGAATTAGTTGGTGGAACCGGCTCGTTTTCACAACCACACAACAGAATGGCAAAAACTAGATGGAATGGACCGTCTACACACGTTAACATCAGAAATATTAAAACAGTTCAGTCAGCTTATCCGGAAATGGGCAACTATTCAAACCAGTATGAATTTTTCCAAACAACCGGTAGAAAATTCCAAAACAGAGCGTTTGTTAAAAGCGAAGGGTTCACATATCAAGCAGCAGAATCTCTATTTGTTTCTGGCATTATTGATTTTACATTGCCAGATCGTACCGGCAGCACAAATCAACATATTTTCGTAGAAAGATTTTCAGCACCCGGTGGAGCAGAAGTACTTTCATTAGGTTTCCTAGACTTCATTTCGGGTGAGTATGCCGTTCACAATGCATTACCATGGCGAAATTTAACAGTTAGAGAAGCTTTAAACTCTTGGCACGGCGACCACGCTAATCAATTTGGTTATTATTCAGATTACCGTACGGCAGAAGATTTCGAAAATGCTTCATGGAGCCCAACATATAATGGGTTTTCAGCATCAGCAACCGCCGCCAATTATGATGGAATGGCCAGTTATCATAAAGTTAATCGTAACTCACAACATAGACTGTCATTAATTGATGAATTATCAGAAGACACTCAAATTGTACAGAAATATGATAATTGGTTTATTCAACACGCAATTCCAGCTAGTGATATTCAATATGCATGGATTACTGCTAGCGCAGAAACCTTCTTAGGATTTTCTACCAATAACCCGGTACCAAGTGCTTATGTCACAGGTTCTGGTATTGTGTTTAGTTCGCATTCACATGTTGAAACTAATGACGGGTTGTTACATGTAGATTACGTCGGATTGAATACTTTGATTCACCAGTCAATCCTTACTGACAATATTACTTTAGCTGGGCCTTCTGGTTCACAAACGGATTTATCTGAATTTAATAATCCTACAATTGGTACATTAGAAGCTACACCTGAAGACCTTTTGAACGGTTTGATTAGTCATAGACAAGGCCCGTACGGTTGGCCAAGTTGGAAACAAATACGTCCGACACACAACGCGTTGGTAAGACACTTACGTAAAAACAACAAATTAGCCTTAGTAACTGGAAAACAATCAAAAAACACCAAGGGTATTGTTGAACAATCGGTTTCATTATATGATGAGCCTGCGGTAACTTTCCGCAATTTAGTTATGACTCACGAAATGAAAGTAGCCGATGAACAAGGTCGATTAAACGACTTCGAAATTGATCACACGTATGCTAATATGTTACAATCATTTGCCAATACAGAATTGGTTAATGGATTGAATACTCATATTTCACCAGATCAAACTGTATACGAAGATTTGAAGCAAATATATTTGGATGAAACAATTGACGAAACAACACCACAGCTTTCAAAAATAACTTATCGTGATACAATTTATCCGCGAGAAATTAACGTCGGACTTGAAAATACAAGAGCCCGCACAAACTATGAAGTAACATGGTGGTCTGCCAGCGTAATTGACAGACAAGAGATTGATTTGGTAAATAGTTTTGGAGAGACAGTGACTAAAAGCAGTATCTGGCCTCTTGACCCCCGCGCAAATTATACAACAACTAGCTCACACGCGTTTGCTGGTGAGGACGGCGCGGGATCGTTACTCAACATACACACAATTTATCACGGCGGCACCCCCGGAGATATGATTCCCGGGCCATTATATTGCCGACCATTTTCAGGCTCGTTTGTTGCTACAGGCGCTAACGTGCTTTGGAACGGCGCGTTTTGGGATCTAACCCGAACACCAACTGTTCATTACGATACGTATCGTGAACACCTAGATAGTTTGGTGGTCGATCAATCTTTGATTCCGGAATATATTATGTCCAAACACGTTGATGATATGATCGCATCTAATAATAACAAATATGTGGACGGGTTTTTGACACTATCAGGTGCAGCGGACTTAGATGCCAGTGACCAAACCGGGTTTTATAATACGTATTCCAATTCAGATTTTATGAAACACATTGCTGAGATTGTTGATGATCACAAAGATTCAATTATTAAACCAACCCAATTAACATTACGTTGTAAGGCAACCAAAAAATTTATACCATATCACGGGTTTTACCCAGTGCAACGTACATTAGACTTAGCGAAACTTTTTCATGATGACTATCTTTCCACGCGTGTTGATGTAATTAACTGGGACGGTTTCGAAAAGAGAACACTTAGTAAACCATTTTTTACACCCGGGATATTGTACAATTCTATTAAAGCCGGAATGGCGGTAGATTGGCCGGTCTTTACTTCAGATCCTACCGATAGTTTTAAGGAAATGCCTACTGATTCCGGTAATTATCATCTTTGGGGGATAACATCGTCCACCGAAGCTTCGTGGGGAGACAATCGTTATAACGACCGACTTCCATTCGAAAGTCTTTTGACACCAGAAAATTATATCCCGAATCTGCTTTATGATGATGAGCCAGATCCCAACGCGCAAGGGGCATATTTTACTTCGGTTAATTGGGAACAAAGAGGTAACGTTAGTAGTAAAAAATATAAGTTAGCTATTAATAACTTCTTGGCTGAAACAATGAATATGTTTTTAGCCAAAGGTCGTCCGACCGTATTGGTGTCAAAAGCAGAAAATGATACAAATTTTGGTATTGTACAGCCTTCTACGACTTACAAACTTAGAATATATTTAGCGAATACTCCATCGCGTGCTTTGTCGGCTTGGCCAAACCGATTTACAACTTATAAGCAAGCTGGCGCTTTTGGTATTCCACTTCAATACGGTGCAACTGATGCGGCTTTGGGTTTGGGATATCATGGTCACACACCGGTTACATATAATATGATAGACCCGTCACAAGGCGGCAATAAGTTTGGTGATTCGATATATCCTTCTTATGGCTATGTCGATATTGAATTTACTAGCGATTCTAGTACTAGTAAATATACTTTAGATCAAATACTGAATGGTTCGACCAAAACATACCGCCGCGCCCCGACCGACACTTCCGATTATGGTATATCAACCGGTGATAAATCTGTTATGCAAATCACCGGCTCTTTGGTGATAGATAAAACATTAAATATTTCCACAAATGAATACAATGCGCTCACCGGGTTACCCGAGGTGACGAAAAATTCTACCACAGCCGTTCGCGCGTGGGCAATCCATCCGCGTTTCGAAACCCCAATGCTGAATTTTGCCAGTATTACCAACGTTAACCCACCAGATACTGTCCCGAATTTTGGTTCGGCATATGCTGGTATGTGGCACCAACAAGGTGTTTATGAAGCCGATGCTGACGAAAATGCTGGTATATTTATTACTATAGCTGATGTAACCGGTTCTGAATCGTTAGCCGACGTTGTAGGTTTCCAGAAAAATACAGCAGTCCGTTTGGGCCGAGTACCACAAGACGGCCAACGTTGTTTAGCTGAAGCTATTGTGGCTGTACCGTTTGTTGAAGAACATCGTACTAAGAGTTTTATCAACATCGACAGACGATATATTGATAACGCTGAAGTTATGATTGTTGGAAATCAATTACCGGAATCGTTTAAATTATTTAGACCAGAACCTTCAACGGTTGATATGGTTAAAAAAATGCAAAAGTATGTTATTCCCCCACATATGGACTTCTTAAAAGATAAAACTATATCTCCGTTTGTAATGTATATGTTTGAATTCGAACAAAAACTAACGCAAACAGATTTATTAAATATTTGGCAAAACAGTTCTCCAGAAATACACGACACTTTAGAATTTGTTGAAGCTTCTATTTCGCATTCGACTCTTAAAGGTCAATTCATTAAAAACAATAAAATTGCAGACAATGTGCGTTGGATGGTGTTCAAAGTTAAAAAACGCGCCGCCACAAATTACGAAGCAATCATTGATCCAAGTAAAGATCGATTTGCAACCACATTTGACATTGACGGTGACGGTAAGATCGATGATAATTTGGCTACATATAACTGGCCTCACGACTTTTATTCTTTGATAGAATATGCTAAAATAGAAGCAGAGGTTGAATTGCGCCCAACTAAAGAAAGCTTACAAGAGGATCCCGATACCGGCGAGGTTGTCGAAGTAACAACTCCAGAAACTGCTGCACCCACTACCAAACCTAGAGTTACGCCACGTCTTACTCCACCAACAAATAATTTTGTTGATACGACGTTGGTTAATACAGTGACTCCGGTTCCACTAGCTAGTGTTATAGAAACACTTCCAACTGCGCCAATTGGCGGGTTACTACCATCTGTGCAACAAGAGTTTCAAAACGAACTTTCAAATTCGACAGTTGGTAATATCGCGGCAACGGTTACAACAAAAAAGAAATCTAAGAAAAAGAAATCAAATGTTCCGGGTGGAACAGTTAGCGTAAACCCGAATAAAGGAATCAAAGGAAATATTCTAAAGTAGTAATTACTTATAATGAGTTTTTTTAATCCCAAAGAAGATGTACTAGACATACAATTGACGCAGCATGGTAAACGCCTGTTAGCCAAGGGCAAACTTCGTCCAAAATATTATGCTTTCTATGATGATGACATTTTATATGATAAACGTCACATCGATTCAACTGCTGTAGAAGAACAAAATGATGTTAAACAACGAATCCTAGATGAAACGCCTAGGCTAAAAACTCAGTATGAATTTTTAGGAATTCAATCGAACTTTCAACGAAACACCCCAGAAAATCAAAGATTTGATAGGTTTGATTATGAAATAGAAGGAACAATTCACAAAATTTTAACACTGGACAACCATTCTAGTGAATATACAGAACAGAACAATTATGGGCTGTATAGTCCTTTGGGTGTACGTTCTGTTAATAATAAAGACGAGAATCAAAAACAACCAAGATATACGTTAGAGTTTTTAGAAGGTACACTTTCTGGTTCAACACAGTTTATGACGGCATCAAATAGACCGACAATTAAAACACCACAAATAGAAGCAGATATAACAGTGAATACGATGAAGGTGTATCCACATACAACTAAAAAATACTTTGATAATTTCTTTGGTGATATAAAAATTTGGCACCCGGGCATCGAATGGGATGAATATATATTGGTATTAGTAGATTCAGCTTTCGAAAATGAAGATGAGTCTTATGTTTTTGTAGATCCACAATATTTAATTATTGATATTGGTGAGTCTCAAGTTGATATATCAAATGAATTTGAGATTGAAATATTTGAAATTGAACAAAGAAATGGTGATGAATTTTTGAAACAACTTAAATTTTTAACAACCCCGAGTCCTATAAAAGATGGTTTATTATTATCTTCTAAAGAATACGATGAATTATATTCTAGAGATTTAGAAGCTATGGGAGAAAAAAAGAACGACGCTGGGGTTGTTGATAACTATTTTAATGTTGTAGTCGATGATGAAATTGACAGCGAATATCTAAAGTTTTTGACTGGACAACTTACTGAACAAGAATATTATGGTAATAATGGTTCATCCCGTTTCAATAATGATTCGTCGCGAGGAACAGTTAGAGCGGATACGAATGTATATAAAAACATTGATGGTAAGGCAGAATTTGACTTGGAGGACTGTTAATGAGTCTCGTACAAGAATTAATTGGTGAAGTGGTCCCGCGCCCATATGTAAAAAAAATATCTTTAAGTACCCTTCAACCATTGGGTCGTTTTGCCCCACCAGAGCAAGAAGAAACACAAGTGGATGTACAGATTGTGTTTAAAGATATAGTTGAAGCCGGATTAGAACAATTCTGGCTAGACAATTCTGGCAAAAACAAGAGCGATTTTAATTGGTTAAACGCCGCCCTATTTGTATTTACAGATTCTGTTAAGAAAAACCAATTTGTTGGCAGTAATGCCTTCTTTTTTAAAAGCCCGATTTGGGAAAAAAGCTTTCTAAGTAGTTCGTATAAAACAGACGATATTCAAGCCCACAAACTCAAATTTGTTGGATTAACAGCCGTTAACGCAAAACCAATAATCGAACAAACAGACGATCCAAGTACTGTAGCTACTGAATATGAAATTAACTTTGAGGTCAGTTTTAAACTAACCGGTCCTATTACTGATTTACATATTGCAGCAATTTCTGCATACAATATGCCAGAAGAATTAACGAACGCACTTGGAGTAACCCCAATAGAAAGACAAGAGCTTCTACGTGAGAGTGCCGAGTTTCTTTATGAAGATATATTTGTTGATGGCAAACTAGTGGCATTGGCCAATGTATTTCAATTAGAAACGGGTGAGGTTTGGACCGGTGGTGTTCATTACGATCGTGTGAAAGGACAATATTATACAGGTTCCAGTCCGAAATCAAACAAACAATTGTTAATTGCGACTCAAGTACAAAACAATACGATTGTTGATAATCGTCATATTGAACGTATATTAGACAGGGTTGTAGATTTTACTAATTTGGAAAATCAATTGTCCAAATTTACTATGAGTACTCACCAAGAACCAAAAAGAAAGCCAGCAATATTTTCAAAATTGTTTTTGACCGAGTTAGAAGACGAATCTTCTCGCATGTACTTTTCCATTAATTATTTTGAAGCACTTAAAAGTGCCAGCCAATGGCCGTGGCTTTTCGAAAACCCGGTAGCCAGAGCAGAGATATTAAAGCTTTCTAAGATTAGAAAATTAATGTTGGTGAAAAAAAGAGTCTCGGCGTATGACTATGACTTTAGTTTTGAAGATAATGGTGATGAACTAGTGCTGTTAGACGCGACCGACCAAAGAAATTTTCCAATGATTGACCCGTCGAACCAGAATGGACTAAAAATCAGAGAAATAACTGATGACATATTTACATATGATCCCAACGCGTTCAAACTAAAAGAACGTTCATTTACAGCTATAGACCAAACTGCAGCAGATGACCTTCGTGGTATTTATCGATACTTTTTAACTCTAGATGTGGAAGACGGCGCACATCGATACCTGTTGGGCAAAAGAAACGCGTTGTTACATTCTATTGCAGAGTTTGAAGAATACGCGTGCCTCGCCGCACGGCCCGAAAACTTTAATTATCTAGCAGATAAATATAGAAGCGGGTCTTGGATTAAGGCTTTTAAGGAGATTGAAGAGAAAAAGATTTGGGATAAACTCAGTTCAGAAATCGTAACATTGGTTCAATTTCTTTCCGGAAAAACCGACATTATGTTGTTTGGTTTAGATCGATCTCAATTAATCAAAGCCTTGGCCAAAATAGCTCACCCTCGCTCTGGTAGTCCTACCGGCAATGACCGACTACTAGCAATTGCTAATTTAATTGCTACTAAAATCGAAAACCTATTAGGAAGTAACACAAAATCTAGAGTTGGAAATCTAGAAAAGGTGGGAAAGAAACAACAATTCCCCACACGGACAACTCGTTATGTACACGGATTTAATGAGGTTTTGAATTTAGATGATGAACCTAATGTTGGGTATTCGTATTTTACAAACATCGATCTTAATGATGGGTTGCCGGTGATTAAAGAATCGGCTTATAGAAATCGAGTAAAACAAGAAACAACAAAGTATTTTTCTACTTTTAATCCATTGTTTAGACTTTCTAATTTTCCTGATTATTCTGAAGCTTTGGCTAATAATGCATATACGTATTTTACACCATTAGAATTAAAATTAACTAACTTTATTGTTGATACTAGTAGTTTTGTTAATATGAAACAATATAGAGGTTTACTCGGTACTATAATTCTAGCTAAAAAGTTAGACTATGATTTAGATGGAATTTCCAAGTTTGATTTTAAGTTTAACTCAGCCGGATTACAAAGAATATCTAACAAAGCCCGCCGTCGAAGTGTTAGAAGCAAAGACACGCCATACGGAACACGCGGAAAAAATCAATCAGATGTAGAAAGATTAATGCAAAATCGCTCTATTGTGATCCGACCAAAAAACAGCGGGAACGCCAGCAGAGCAAATAACCCCAAAAGAACAACAAATCGTGCTGCGTCACAATCTGACTTGGCTAGTGGTTTAGTTCCAGCGAGTGAAACATTTACTGCTACTGGGACGTTTACATCCGAGACAACACCAAAAACAGAAGATTTGGTTACACCTCATTCAGTTGGTGTAGAAACCACTCAAGCTGCCGAGAATATGTTTGATTCATTGTTTTTGGTTAATAAAACAAAACCAAACACCATTCCTAAATTTTTAGCTAATATCAACACTCAGAGTGAAGATTTCGTATATACTAGTGGATACGAGGGTGACCCTGCTCTTGCGGTCGCCGCTTTACCAAATCAGATTAAATCTGTTATGGCTGGTTCTTCTGAGGTTCCCAATTCTAATTTGGTTAGTTGGTACAGTCCGGGTATACAACAAAAAGATATGTTATCTAATTATGTTGTGAATTTGATGAATATTGTTAGATTAAAAATGTACAATGGATATGAGAGGGGAATTAATAATCCTGTGTGGAAAAATCTTACCAGTTCAGATGTTAACGCAGCCCGCACCGCCGGGAAAAGATATATTCTATGTAAGTTAGAGAAATACCAGAATTCTGATATCTTTCCAGAAACCACAGCGGGGTTTAGATTACCAATATTAGCTGATTACTTTTTGTTAGAAATTGATTTTGGCCTTGGTGCAATCGAAACACTTGTTGGCAGTGTCACAGAACCAACTACTTTAGAAGAAGCTGGTTTTGTCGAGACAACTACCGCGCAAGAATTAAATGAAGGTCTTCCAGACGCTGCAGGTATAGAATTTATTGGGGCCGCAGGCCTTGCTGCTGCCGCTGCTGCTGAAAATAATAAGGAAGATACATTTGTTGGTATCAAACCTATTGCTATTTCGCCTATATTTGCCGCTTTAGCAAAGAAAGAAAATAAAGACGAGACAGATCCTGATGTGGTAGAAACATTATTTAAACACACCGCAACACCGACTTTCGGAGACATAGATGGCTAAAAAAGAATCAATCGAAATTAAAGCAACCATGGAACCCGATAGCAATTTTGTTAATTTCCAAGAGCTTCAAAGTATTAATACACAAATTTTAAGCCCAATCGTTTCAGCCGATCTAAAAGCCGTTGGCCATCAACGTTATTTGTTGTTACCAAACCAACTTACTGTATACAAACAAAATTTTAGTTTTAATGCAAACATTGAACTAACCGAACCCGATGATCCATTATTAGGTTTTAAAGGTTTCAGATGGACGAGGCACGCCGTTAGCGATGCCTCCGGAAATCCTCAGTATTCTGCCAACTTTAGTGATCCACCCGGAAAGAACACTGTTGTAACAAGTTTGGTAGAATTTGTTGAAGCCCCGCTTGATGATTTAGGCCGCGCGACTCCTCGTTTTATTAAATCTGAGTTGAGCCCTCAAGAACAATTATATACTACCATGATTGAGTATATGGAATTTACAAGAACAACCACGGGTATACCTGCTAATATCGAGATACCAAAGGGATTATACACACACGAATATCATAGATTTGATTTACCCATCCCGCAAAGTGCGAACATTGGTTCTTCATATTTTATGAACCCCCTTTATGGCAAAAAAACATGTGATTTGGTTTATTATGACGAGTTTTTCTACCCGGCAGCAGGGAATGTACAAGAAAGGTTTTACCCAAATATTTATACGTTAGGATATACCCACTTCTACGGTGCCAGTGACTTAATTTTGGAAGCGCTTTCGTTTGGTTCAGCAATTGACCCAAGAAAAATAGTTAATTATGATAGTGATATCCGTCGAATTGATGATGTTTCTCTTTATATGTACGAGTGGTCACGTGCTGTTGCAACGAATACTCTTACTCCGTTATCTGATTCAAAATTACAAGAAAATATTATTTTAACCGATACAAATATCATTGAAGAAATTAATAAGAAGAAGTTTTTGTTCCCGGGTTTTGTAGAATTAGAGTTTTCTGCCAAACGCCAAGGGCACATGGGCAAATTATTATCAGATACTAGTCTTTCACATGCATTAATAAAACATGTTATGTTTAAACAACCAGATTCTACTGATTATATTGATACAACAATTGATACAACATCTGGTATTTTTACCGGCGAAACACGAAAAACAAATACAACCAATAATTCATACCGTACATGGGACATAGATAAATTCATGAACGGGTTATCACTTAGTTCTTTTAGTAAGTTGGTGGTACCAACTCAATCCGCATTCGCTTTACAAAACCAAAATGTACGGCCATCTGGTCTTGTTTTAGATAGTATTGAATCTCATGGAGAACAAACACATAAACTAGATAAAAAATTTAGTTTGTTTATGCTGAAAAAACTTTATCCTAAAATTAAAAGAAATTCGGTAATATCATATAATCGTATATTAAACGGTGAAACACAATATACTGAGCCACTGTTTTATAAGATTGAACAGTTTCTTGAAAGAACAGACAATCTTACAGCTAAAGTGGGAAGCACATATTGGATTACAGCGCCCAAGGATAAAGATTTGTTGCAATTAATCGATACCCAAATCTATCCCGACCGCAAATATCGATATCAAGTAACAGCGTATTTTTATGCACTTGAAGAAACTTATCACTTCGATGGGATCGAAGATGGCCAATCAGTAGAAGACGAAAAAAATACAGGCGAACCATCAGATTTGTCACATATTGGTGGATCCAAAACTCCCAATCTTAACGAAAGTCACACAGAAACATTGCCGATTATAAGAACGTCTGTGTTACGTGGAAAACTAATTGAAATACCAGATTATTACACATTTTCAAATATTGCAATTTCTGAAAAACCACCAATGCCTCCGGATGTGAATATCGTACCATATGTTGGTGTTAAGGATAAAATTTTAATCAATTTGTCAACAAATTATGGTCAAATTACCATGCCTGCAGTACCAATATTTGAAGAAGATAAAATTAATTTTGGGAAGAAACTCATTAGCCAAGGTAAAACCGGATATGTTGAACGAGGGTTAAACACACTCTTGTTTAGGGGTGATGATTCAGCTTCACACTACCAAATATTACGATTAACAGAAAAGCCGTATAACTATTCGGCATTTAAAAATGCCGAATTAATGCGTATTAACGCCGAGACACCTTCGTTTAAAGATACTTTAATACCGAATAAACTATATTATTATACAATGAGAACGGTAGATGAACACGGAAACGTGTCTAACCCTTCACCAATTTATGAGGTAAAATTAATATCAAATTCTGGTATAATATACCCACAGATAAGAATTATTGTTCCGGAACCCAGCAACAGAGGTCTTTCGAATATAAAACAATGTAAAAGGTATTTGGCTATAGTTCCAGCATTTGAACAATTAGAACCGACTGATAACCCCAACGCACGAACTCCAATTGTTGGAAAGGGTTTATTTGAACCAAACAAAAAGAAACGATTTAAAATTAGACTAACTTCGAAGTCGACAGGCCGCCGAGTTGATGTTAATGTGCGTTTTGAACATAAACACAATGGTGGTCAACAGAAACCCAAGCCTAGGACGACCTAATTTAAAGGCGTATTAAAGGCAATTAGTACTAATTATAGTTAACAATAGGAGAAAAGAGAGAAATGGCATTTTTAGATAATAGTGGAGACATTATACTTGATGCGGTATTAACAGATACCGGAAGATTTCGTATGGCGAAGGGCGATGGTAGTTTTAAAATTGCCAAATTTGCTTTGGGCGACGACGAGATCGATTATTCGAATTTTAAGAACGATAATGCAGATGGCGGCGCACACACTAGTGGTTCGGCCTATTATGATTTAGAAATTCTACAAACACCCATTTTAGAAGCTTTTACTAACAACACATCGTTGATGAAAACAAAGCTTATTACAATTCCAAGAACAAACCTTCTATTTTTGCCAGCAATGCGGTTGAATACCGCAGAGCCTGACTCTCGTTTTTGGAATAATAGTACCAATGGTACCACAAACTACTTTGTGGTTACATGTAATAAAACAACTACTGAGTGTTTTGTTGACGCAAGTATTAGTGATGGTTGGTTAGACGGATTTACCCTTCGTGGTTCGAATCATGTCCGAATTGACCAAGGCCTCATTACAACTGAAATTGCGCCCGAAACACCTTTAGACCTAGACCTTAAAGAAACACAATACATCATTGAAATGGATAATCGTCTGGGTCGGCTGGCGTCACCATTTGGTAGAGAATTACCAAAACCGTCGTTTATCGATGATGATAACATTGCAACGTATTTTGTATCAACTGCTGATGGGTCGTTTGTTTCAAAACTACAAACCTCCGATAAATACCAAGGCCCGATTACTGGCCCACGCGGAACAAGACTTGAATTTAAAATTCAAGCTTCAACAGACTTACAATTTACTAGTACAGTATTGTTTAGTCGATTTGGCGGCTCTGCAACTAACTTTGTTGATTCAATTAGTATTGATTACATTGATTCTACAGTTAGAGTGACGGGCGCTACAACTGGATATAGAATTGACGTGCCAGTACGGTTCGCAAAGAAACAATAATATAGAGGATTATTATGGCTAGCATTTTTAAAACATTTTTAGACGGGGACGTAGCGCGTACGCGAAATCTTCTTCATGAAGCAATTCCGATTACCGGCTCTATTGTTTCTGGTTCGTACGCAGAAGAAAACATTAAAGAATATACTCATGGTATGTTCCAGTCAGTATATGATTATCCGTATCTTAGTTCTTCGGCAAACCATATATTTGATATTACATGTGGAGTACACTCTACTTCGTCTCTTTTTACCGGCATAACAAGCCAGCAAGCTAAAAAAGAAAACATTTATAATCAAATGGCTCAAGTTTTGATGGGTTATGATTCAACCAGCGCGATTAAACTATTTTCAAACGAAGCTGGTACTACTATGGATAGTGTCTTTTTCATGAATTTTAGTCGGCTTTTGGTCAAAGATGAGATTAAGAAAGGCTCGGTTTCATTAACATGGATGACTGGTGGTGCCGCACCATCTGTGGCTACACCCAACGGTGCGTTGACTGTTACCGACACAGGTTCTGTGACAAATTATCGCGTGGATGCAGCAGCCGGTGAATATGGTTATATGTACGACGCGAGTGGTAACAATGCTGGGTTGGTATTTTATCAAGCCGGTGTGGTTGTTTTCACATCTTCGCTCTTTATTACCGCAGACGGCTTCGGCGGTGGCGGCGACGACACTGTTTTTGGCACAGGTAGTGAGGACGCACAAACCGTTATGCAAGAAGCAACCATTGGTGTTTTTGCCGATGATCTAAGATTTAGAATTAGAGATATTTCGTTTAATAATACCACAGAGTTAAACTCAACAATTTATTTCTGTAGAGCCAATCATAGCGAATTCAACTATAGTTCAAACCCAACTTATTTGTCAGGTACTTCAAGTAAAATTATGGTAAAAGAGAACACACTCGATGAACCGGTAAGTTATATTACAACCATTGGTTTATACTCTGCGGATAATGAATTGCTAGCAGTCGCAAAAGTTTCCGAAGCATTGAAAAAAACCCCCCAAAACGAGCTTACACTGCGCGTTCGATTAGACTATTAAACTCTGTCTTGGGTGGCCAAAAGAGGTTGTTAGCGATTAATGTCATTCTACGAATTTGATGAAAACTCAGTCTTTGTTAATCAGATGGAAGCCAATCCATATTGTCACTTCTTTATGTATAACCAAGAGACAATCTATAATAAAGATGTGATGTCTGGTCGGACAGGTCCACATTCCGGAAACATTAATCGGATCGACCCGGGTGATATAAACCTATATGAATTCAATGTTGACCGTCCTAATGGTGGGCTAATATATCCTTTTGCTGTTAAAGAAGGCACTCATTCTAATCTTAAAACGGTTGCTTTAGCTAGCTATCGTGGAGATTTTGCATACGGTGATGAAATTACTGGTTCATATCCGTTATCAGCCAGTATTTCGAAAGACTATTATAACACAGATGTTGATAGAGCAAACGTTCAAGCGCTTAGAAACACTCTTGATTATTATGCCAAACTAAGTCAGCACTATTTGTACTCAGGATCTTTTGGAAAAAAGGCGACTCAAGAATTAGGTTTAATATCTATACCTTCTATTTTTTATGGTTCGTCTATGCGTAAGGGTACAGTAAATCTTAAGTTTTATGTCACCGGCTCGCTGATTGGTCATTTAAACGATGCAAACAAAAATGGAGAATTAATTGAGCAAGTAGGCACAAACAGTGGCTCTGTCGGTGGAGTTGTACTATACACTGAAGGTTTTATGGTATTGACTGGTAGTTGGGATATATCTGAAGGAACCCATACTGAGATTTATCATAACGGTTCGGAAGCTCCTACATGGGTTATGTTTGGAGCTACAATTTCTGGTTCTGTAACATGCGCATCTTCAAGTTTTGAAATGGATTTTGAGGGTACAACTCGTACGCCAACACTGACGATGTTAGCTCACGCTCCCCGGGCCGAATTAAACTTTTCAGACAACCCAACATATACAGACTTCGCACCGGTTATTGCTGACGCGTGTGGGGACTCGGTTCAAGCCTTTTTAACATCTTCCGGTCAAATTTGGCAAGAGCCACAAAAATATGTATTTAACACAATCAGCAGTTCATACACCAGACACTCAGCCAGTTTTGAACACCAAACATTTATTAGTTCTATTGGTATATACGATGAAGATAAAAACTTAATTGGTATAGCACGTACTGCAAAACCTGTACGAAAAAAGCTCACCGACGAATACACTTTTAAACTTAAGTTAGATATTTAAAAAGGAAAATAAAATGATATTAGGTCTAGACATTAGTACTAGTGTTGTAGGCTATTCTGTGGTAGACTGTCACGGCGACGTTATAAGATTCGGCGCATGGCCTATGAAACCAAAGGATTTTCCCGACAACAACATATTCAGAAAAGTCGATTTTATAAAAGACAAATTATTAACAATTAAAGCAAATGGTACACCAATTACAAAAATTTGTATTGAAGCACCGTTTGAATTTTTTGGTGGTACCGGCAAAAAGAAAAGGAGTTCGGCCCACACTATGGCTAGATTGTTAAAATATAACGCAATGGTGTCCTACGTAGCCAGAAACACTTTTGGTTTAGAACCGGAATACTTAAGCCCAGCATCTGCTAGAAAGATTTGTTCTTTAAAAATCACACGTAGTCGTGATAAGCGGGCAACCAAAAACACGGTTTTAGAACATGTCTGTAAAAATTATAAAGATTTAAATGTTGAATATACTAGGTTCGATAACCCAAAAACTATTTACTATGATATGGCAGACGCCATCATCGTCGCCATGGCTGCTTATAAAAAAGATCTTGACGCATCCAAGTAAATGTGTTATTCTATATAGGCGAGTAGGAGTACCACATGCGAAAATTATTAGTAGTGCTGGTGTTAGCACTATCCTTTGGCGCAATTGCCAAACCCCCAACCAAATCAACCAAATCAAAATTTTATGATTTTAGTGACCAAGTAATTGATGGCGAAATTCGTAAGCCAACGGGTCATTTAATCGATTCCCGTGATCCTGTAAAATTTGGTAGACTTTTAAAACTTAAGAAAGACTTACTTTCGCGAATTTATATCACTTCAAAGAACAAGCTGTTTAAATAAGTGTTAGCTGAAAAACATGACATATTGCGTAGAGTGCTCGGTCATTCGCGTAGGGTGGGAGAAGAATATCTATTTGATTGTCCCATGCCCGACTGTGATCACCACAAACCAAAATTAAGCGTCAATATAGAAAAGAACGCATTTAAATGTTGGATTTGTGATTACCATGGGAAATCGGTTCGTAGACTCATTAAACGATTTGGAGAAATTCAGCACTTAGTTAAGTGGGACGAGTTAACCAATTTTGAAGAGTATTCAGCTTCGTCACTAGATGACCTTTTCAAAGACAACCCGGTTTTTGAAATACCTCAACGAATTAAACTTCCTGATGAATTTCGAACACTAACTTCGAAGAAAATACCTTTATTTGCCAAACCAGCCATGGCTTATTTACGACGCCGTGGTTTGACATATGAAGATGTTTTGCAATGGAAAATTGGGTTTTGTAACACCGGTAGATATCATGATAGAATTATAATTCCGTCATTTGATATGGAAGGTTATTGCAACTATTTTGTTGCCCGTACGTTTACAAATGGCGAAAAATACACGAACCCTCCGTTATCTAAGGACTTGGTGTTTAATGAGCTATTTTTAGACTGGAACAAAGACGTTGTAGTGGTCGAGGGGGTCTTTGATGCACTAGTGGCGGGTAATGCCCTGCCTCTTTTGGGCTCGACTGTTAGAGAGGAATCTGTGGTGTTTCAAACAATTTTATCTAATGACCCGGTATTGTATTTAGCGCTGGACGACAACGCACAAACAAAACGAGAAAAACTAATTGATTTATGCCTTAAATATGAATTAGAAGTTTATAATATTGATACTAGCGGTATTGAGGATATTGGCAGTATTACAAAAAAACAGTTTGAAAAATTAAAGAAAAATGCCCGACCCATTGTGTCTGAAGACTATTTAGAGTATAAAGTTCATCGTGCTTTGGGAGACATATAATGAATAGAGAATTGTTAAAAAAGTTGGTTTTAGAAGTTTTGGAAAAAGATTCCGAGGCGGAAACTCATATTCCAGATGAACCCGAAGAGGAATCTGAATTCGAAGAACAAGAATTTGGCTTAGATACAAAAGAGCACGGCCTCAAAGAATATGGCGGGAAACTTAAAATAGTTAACGAAACATTTAGTAACCCGATCGGAGACGAAGACTATCCAAATACACACGTCCGCGCCGAGAAGGACATACGTGGCCGCAGGGTATTAACCGGTGATCTGTCCGCGAAGTATTATTTAGGTTTTTCTAAGAACCAAACGTATAGAAAGGCCGGAAACACACACGGGTTAACTAGCCACGCGATAAAACACATAAAAATAATTTCAGAGGCAATGACATATGTTACCCGCGCAATCGGCATCATTATAAGCTACGCGCACAATAGTTTACAAAATTGCGATTTTTATATATTCGAACAAGGAGAGGGAAATTCGTCAACAGTTTCGATTCATAGCAAGAAAAAAGGAAAAATGTTAACATCTACAGATCTGACTACCGGTCTTATACTCAACATGTTTGATATGTTGAATGATGAAAATCACCACCATGCTAGCTCTTTTGTTATACCCACGATAATTCCAGCCCATCAAAGTGAAACTAATAAATTATTAATAGATCTGAAGGGAATTCTAAATGCATTAGCTCAAGCATATGATAAAAAAGCAAGATCTTTTATGGCAAGGGCAATCGACCTAGATAGCCTTACGTTGTTTGACGGTGTACGAGCCCTCCGCGCAGATAAGACTGTTAGTTTCAAAGAAACGGGAAGTGGTGATACAAATTACGGTAATCCAGTCACGTGTGAGTGGGCCGCTGTAGACTCAAGCGGAGATCCTAAAACATATTACGCGTCAGATAGAGTGAAGGTTAAATTAAAAACAAGATCGGCAAAAGCATCTGCTAGCGTACAGGAAATGTTTACAAAAGCGGACGATCGAAGTTTTAAACCACCAAAAAAAGCCAAACCAAAAGCAGAACCGACTGTTACTGCTGCTCCATTAGAAGAAAAAACAAAGATTGAAAAAGCAAAAGAGATCGTAGAAGGTATTATTAATGTTATCTTCCGCGTATATCCCGAGCAGGCGGACCAATATGTTCAGAAAAAACGCAAAGAGGGTAAATGGCCGGCGGGCGGGCTCGCTGCCCTCAACAGGGGTGTTTCGCAAGATCCCACTATAGAACAACAACAGGAATTATATGATACTTTTATCGAGGTCTTATTGAATGACCACACGACCAAAGAAACAAAAGCCATTGATTCGAATTATAAAGCTAAAGTTGACGAGGCTTTTGATATATTAATTACAGATTACATTGAAAATTTGGACGAAGCCCTTATCGAACGTGTTTTGACCAGACTTCTATTAAAATATTCGTAAAGAAAACCCTTGACACCTAGACCTAGGTGTGGTATTATAGTCAAGTAGTCAAAGAACTAAGGAACACACAATGATTAAACAATTTGCAACTAATGGCTGTGGGGATTACATTCCGGTTGGAGATACCTGTCCGGTACTACCTGCTGGCTATTACACTACACATTTTGATCATTCGGGTACACCCCACATCGATATGATTACGGAATATGAAAGTTCGGATCTTATTCATTTTGACGATTCATCTGTTTCTTTGCTTCTTCGTGAATTCGAAAAGTTTTGGGGCCTTAAGGATAAATACCTTGCCCGATCGGAAAGTCACAAACGCGGATTCCTTCTTTGGGGGCCTCCCGGTTCTGGTAAAAGTTGTATTCTAGACATGTTGATTTCAAAATTTATTGAAGAAGACGGATTGGTATTTGATTTTACAGATAGTCTACCCGATATTGTAAGAATCATTAACACAGTGGATCCCGATCGCCGCAAACTCTTCATTTTTGAAGATTTTGATAGGATTCTTGATTGTTCGGAGCACGAAGTGTTACAGCTTATGGATGGTCTTGTGCCTTTGAAAAACACTGTTTGCGTTGCAACCACAAATTATCCGGAGCGGATCCCTGCTCGATTTTTGAATCGACCTTCACGATTTGATCGGATTGAATTTGTTGGATTTCCAAGTTTTACTCATCGTCTACAATATATTGAAGTAAAGAGTGAAGAAATGTCTGGTAAGATGCAAGAGCGTCTGGCCAAAGACACGGAAAACTTTACGTTTGCGCATCTTAAGGAAGCTATTCTAAGTATCGAGCTTTTCGGTACCGGGTACCAAGAGACTATCGATCGGATTCGGAATATGCAAACCACTCTTCTTCATTCAAGTGATTATTCTTTGTTGGATGATGAAGCTATGCGTAAGGCCGAATTGCATGCAAAGCTAGCTAGCCGCTTGGGTCGAGTCGCAAAAACTCCGGTTGCATTTGAAAAAGATTATCCCGCTGACGACGATTGGGAAGACGAACCGCTGGGCGAGGCGAATCCATGTACGGCTGGGTAAAGAATAATTTGTTTAGGTAATTATGACGGGAAATACTAATTATTAGTATGCATAAAAAGAGTGGAATATATAAGATATACAATATTATTTCAAATAAAATATATATAGGAAGTTCAATTGATATAAAACAACGCTGGTGTATACATCGATCGAATTTAAAAAATGGAAAGCATCATTCTTTTTATCTTCAAAATGCATGGGATAAATATGGAGAAGATGCTTTTTTGTTTGAAATTATTGAAGAAATTGATGCAATTAAAGAAATATTGTTATTACGAGAACAGTATTATTTAAATTTATTCGAATCATTTAAAAGTGAAAATGGTTATAACATTCAACATATAGCACAAAGTCGATTAGGGGTTAAAACTAGTATAGAAACTAGACAAAAAATAAGTAAAACACGAAAAATATTAGGATTAGCTAAAGGTAAAAATAATCCTATGTACGGGGTTTCTCTAAAGGGTGAACAACATGGTATGTGGGGAAAAACACATACTATGGAAAGTCGTCAAAAAATTAGCGATAATCATGTAGATGTGTCTGGTGAAAATAATCCACGTTCAAAACTAACTTGGCCCAACGTACGATATATTCGCCAAACATATACAAATAAAACAAAAACAGTAAAAGAATTAATGAATATGTTTAATGTAGGTAAAAGTACAATATATAATATATTATATAATAATACATGGAAGGAATAAAATGAGTTATAAAATTGCCCATTTGGCTGACACTCATATTCGAAATCTTAAATTTCATTATGAATATCGAATTGTTTTTCAACAATTGTATAAAAAATTGAAAAAAGAAAAAATTGATTTTATTGTACATTGCGGAGATATCGCACATACAAAAACACAGATATCACCAGAATTTGTTCAACTTTGTTCTGAGTTTTTAACCAATCTGGCTGATATCGCGCCGCTAGTGATCGTGCTTGGAAATCATGATGGAAATCTCAAAAATTCTTCACGACAAGATGCAATTACTCCAATTGTAA